TCAACTACCGCACCTTCATAGCAACTAATGCCTAAAGTTTCTTGTAAGTTAGCACTAAACACCATCTTCGCTTCGCCTAACAAGTTATGATATTCATTTTTTGTTAGTTGTTGATCCTGACACACTACAAATTCATACTGCGGTAAGTGTGTAGCCAAGTCTCGAAAAATTTCAATTTGCTTCTCTGGTGCGATACGATGCGGAAATAAAATAAGATCACGCTTAGGCATGTTTTTATATGGCAGTAGTGTTCCTTCCATATATTCCATAGGCCAACCTGTGCGTACATATTTGCCATCTTCAAGCATGTCTGCTTTGTCTTCTTCTTCCCAGGGATTCTCAACCATGCCATCATTTAATAAATTATGATGGAACATGTCAATATGGAAAGTAGTAGCAAAGTAGTTGTGATCAAATGCCGCAAAGAATGATTTTTCTGCATGTCTAACCCAGGGCTTATTACCAACAAGACGACCTAAGAAGTCTTGAGGATCATAACTGCCAGCATGCCATAAGCCATGTGTGACTACTGGTATGTTCAGCAGTTCACTCATGTATTTTAAATTTATGATGCCAGGATGCCAAGCATCAGTGAAGATGAAATGATCGCCAGCACGAACTGATCCGGAGCAAAATAGACGCCCCATTTGTTCCACTTGGCTAGACTTATAGATATTGGTGCCGCCAAAATTAAGAAAAGCACCAGGAGTAGTGGCTGTAGGAATATCCGTAGGCCCAGATAAAACTTGAACATTGTGTCCTGCCTTTCGTAAGAGTTCAGGTACATGGGTCTTCCATTGACCCGTGTACCTTGTCTCAACTGCTTCTAGATCAATTAGAAAAACGTTCATTATTATTATAACGTGGATTTTTACCTAGATAAGGTTTACGTTCGCCTGTAAATGGCTTTTTAGGACGGCGTGTCTTATCAAAATTACGCCAAGCCCAACTGTCTCTGTTGTAGAGATGACTTTCGTCAAACGGTGCCATTTCAAAACGACACCAGTTATGAAAAGCCTCTAGATCGTCAAAGATTTTAACGATGTCAGGGCGTGATTCAAAATAATTAATTTCTTTATAGTTCTTAGCCATTATAGCCTCTTGTTAGTATTTGATAAAACTGCCATTTTCTCCATCTTCGGAGACCTCAATCCAAACCTCACGGCCGGGATACTTTTGTGAAATAGTGTCATATAAATCGTCTGACATCATTTCGCAACTTTTAAAATCCAGTTGAAGTATATCTTTATTATAAAGACCTTCTAACCAACGTTTAAACTGGATAAACTCGATGTCTCGATCATTGTGTTCAACACTGATCCAGACTTTAAAATGGAAGATATGTCTATGTGCATTAGCTAAGAAACTAACATCATATTCACCTGCTGTACAGAGATTTGGATCTGTGGCCGCCGCAGGATAACGGTGAATACCTTCTTTGCGAAAGGTAACCCAAATCATTTTATTTGGACGAATGTCTTGTTTAATAATCATAATTGTGTATCTTGTGTATATTGATCCCAGTGCGTATAGTACTCACGTTTTGTAAGTGCATCTAACGGCACACTCCAAACACCTGAATTAGTTGCACCCCAAGTCTTGTCATCAATTTTAATAGTAGTATTATAATTGAACTGTTTGATGTAAGGCATTTTAACACTGACCATAGGAACAAATCTATCGTATTCGCAATAGCTAGATTCTAAAATGCCTTCTGCGTGTTTTACATCAAAATCTAAAGTAACCCAGAACCCGCCTTTAAGGAATTCTAAGATTAAATCATCCCATGGTTTATATTCTGCATGGCTAATAGCAGTTGGGTTAAAACTCTGGCTTGTTCCAAAGTAGATATGATTACATTTTTGTTCTTGTGCTTTTGCTTTAACTTCTTCGAATGGAGGAGTTCCAACTACAAATAATGTTCTCATACCATAACATATAGTATGCTCTACTTCGATTCCTACAAAATATGTAACTTTTTGTCTTTGTTCTGTATCTAACATATTATTCCCAATTGATATAACCACGACTATAACCACTCGGACGATTAACGCCGTCCGCAAACGCTTGTTCCCACTCTGTAGTACGATTGTAACACTTGGTCCAGAAATTATCAACCTCTAAATAACCGTTTTCAATCCAGTATCTAGCAAAATGCATACAATCGATAAAATAAGGATTACGTGGACTAGGACGTACTGTAGTAACAGATTTCCAAAGTTGATGTTGTGCTTCTTCTTTAGATACTGATTTTCCAACCCCATCTATAATCAGTGCATTGTTATTTAGGTTAATCTGTGTACCTAATTCATAATTTCCACTAAGATCAATAACAATATCATAGTTTTCAATGGTGCTTGATAGCAGTTTATCTCCCCACAGTGATGTATTACTATGACCTAATACATCTACATGGAAAATATATCCATTTAATCGCATAGTATGATAAGCAACCCACGCAAGGAAACCACTACCAATAATTAGTACACGGTTATTTTCAGTTCTTCCTTGCTTTTCTTGAAAATATGTTTTAGCTTGATTAATAAGATTAATGCCACATGCTACAGGTTCTAGTATGTATTTAGGTTTGGCTTCAGGAACAACTACATATTCTTCAATACGCACATTATAATAGTCAGCATAAGCAGGTTCGCCACGTGTAGCAACAATATCGCCTACATTAGTTTTTGCAATACCCAAACCAACTTTAGTTACACGGCCTAATCCTTCATGTCCTTGCATGTGTAATGGTAAAGGTCCAAAATTTCCCATCATCATATCAATGTCGCTACGACAAACACCAGTCATTAAGGATTTTACTTCGATTTCATACTGACCAGGTTCGGGTTTATCGTATTCTACTTCTTTAAATTCACCGTCACCGACAGTTTGTAAACATCTAACCATCATAAGTTTTCAATCCTTTCATGTATCCATGTGTCTATATCAAATTGATCTAACCAGAATCGATAGTTATCTATGTTATCGACAGCATCTTTAATCATATTTAGGTATGCTTCTTCAGGACACCAACCTAAATTAAAACGCTCTACAGTATTATCTTGCATTATAAACTCTATGGCGCTATTTTCATATGACATACTACGCCAATTAGCAGTACAATGCCACTTGTTACCAAAGTTTATATTACACTTATCATCTACATCGTATGTGCCAGAAGGATTAACAGTACCGTATTCTGTACTTTCAATATCTTTCAGTTCCCACATCATCTGTGTGCCTTGCCCATTTGCTTTGTCTGCTCGCCAAGTTGGATTCATAGCAACATAAAGACTCAACAAATGTGGCATTAAGTCTCGACTAACTCCGCCAAAAGCTAGTTTGCGTGTAGTAAACCAACTACCAGGACTAGGAATACAGTTTTTACGTGTCCATTCAATGTTTACTGATTTAGCTTTACCGGCTAACACTTTCAAATCATCAATATTGTCACGCCACATATTATTCTTAACCATCATAAAGCGTGTGCGTGGAAAATCTGTAATTAATTTAATCCATGCTTTACTGTTAATAACACCTGGCTTTTCAATAAAGATGATCTTAGTTACTGGCGCTAGTTTACGAGCAATCTCTTCGTGTGTAAAATTAGGTGTGCAAACGTGTGCAGTATCAAACATGCGACATTCTTCAATGGCCGCATCTACTGTTAGGAAATCTGCACCTTTATTAGAGTCTTGGTCCACAGTAATAATGCCGTGACCTAATTTATCCAGCACAGTAGCATACAGATTACCAATACCCATTCCGATAATAAGGCTAGTCTTCATTTGTAAACTTTTTTCCTTCTTCCCAATACTTGATCATACGTTGCACATCTTCCATTCGTTCTGTTACAACCTCTGGAGCCGCACGTTCTAATTCTTTTAGGTTATGATAATTAGGATAATGACGAAGACACCACCGTGCTTGTTCACGTATTTCTTTCGGAATACGTGGAGTTTTTTGAGGATTCATTAAATCCGTTAAAAATTCTTCTGCACGTTGTATAGCTCTGAATCGTTCATCAGGTAATGTCATGTACACTAGCCTCTAATTCGTCTAGTTTATCGGAAACTTCGTCGCCAAAGTCTGGTTCTTCATCTAATTGTACAGGATCTGGGTCCACTTCGTCAAACAAAGTGGCAAACATGGTACTAGCATTAACCGTTTTCTTACCAGTAGCACCGCGAGTACCTGGAATAGCCATCCAAAATTTGCTGTACATTTCGATAATATCTTCGGCTTCTTGTCTATTTGGTGTGCTAAAGATAGCTTCGACCACATCTTTAAAGTAGGTACGATTAAAACGCTCGTCTACTAGCATAGCTGGACACAACCCAGCGTCATATTGTCGATTAGCTTCTTGTACACTATTCAAATGTAACCATACATTATGACCCATCATGATAGCATAGGTAAAACTATCCCAAGATGTTTTACCAACCTTACCAATCTTGTTAACATCATTTGGGCCGTAGATGCAAATTTCATTAACTTTAACACCATCCATAATAGGACTAGTAGTAAAACTATCAAAATGCTTGTCTTGTACTACCACATCTTGGAAGAGACGAGTATCCGTGGAATATTTTTTGTTGTCGAGACTTGGCAACATACGGTAGAGCCATTTTTCTCTATCTTTGATTTCTGTTTGGACGTAGATTTGTCCGTTTGCTGTTGCAAGGAACGGTGAGGCGCAATCAAAAGAGATGGTAAAGTTTTCATTATGATGTTTCCTTATAGCTCGTTGTAAATCGGTTAATAACAATGCCCACTCTAACTTAGAAGTGCCCAAGAAGTGCATCCAGTCTTGTTTACCTTTTTCAAGTAAACCATCAAACTTTAGTGCAACTAATCTTTTTAGTACTAAATGGACATCACACATATTTTGTCCACCCATAGCCCAACCGTTAAAAGGTTTTTCATACTTAGTTGGATCACAGAAATCTTTCATCTGCTGATACCAATCTTCTGCTTGTGCGTGATTTTCGCCTTGCAATACGTTTAAGAATTTACAAGCACCTGTGCGATGCTTGATAAAATATTCATTATTATATTTGGTAGCACTTACAGCTTGTTCATAACTACCAATACCACTGTTTTTAGCACCAACTGGGCTACGACCAACCCATGCTGGAATATCAAGCACCATACCATAGTCCATTAGTGCATCCATCCAAGCAAGAACTTGTTCACGTTTCTTCTGTGCCGCATCTAATTTTGCTTGATAAATCTTAACATGGTCAATCTTAGTATATTTTGGATTACCATTCTTATCTGTCTTAGGATGGCCTGTTGGATGTAGTTGCGGAACTAGTTCAATACCTTTAGCCTGTGCTTCGGCCATGCGTTGTGCAACTTCTGGACCGTTAGGATCATTCCATTCGCCTTCCCATACACCTTTACCAATCTGAAATCCTCCAGAGTCGCCTAATACCCAACTAGTTGTACGGTCTCTATTGCGGAACATGTCTTCACTTGGATCAGGTTTAGACAAATCTAAATTAGCATGACCTGCTGAATATAAACAATGATCAAAGTAAAAAGCCGCATTTGGATTTAAATAATTCATAGCTTCAACACCCATCGGGCCAAAGCTAGCAGGAATACGTGCAGGATCAACGTAGTTGCTGTAGCGTTGTTTACCTATGTATGTGCTGAAAAATCCCGACGTTGCCGGCAGGAAGTAAGCATAATCTAATTGTGCGGCTGTTAAATTCTTGTTCATTTAGGCTTTAGTTTCCAGTTTATCTAATAGTGTAGCATATTTTGCACCAGGTTCGCTAGCATATTGGTCATCAAATGCCGTAGTGCTTGTTCCAGTAGCACACCAAATAGTATTTGGTGGAGGATTACCTGTTCCTGTATTGGGCCATGTGAGAGGAGATCCAACATATGGTCCTAGTGGTATTGGTCCGTAAGGAGCACTCGGATTATAAGGAGTAGATTGTTGAGGATAAATTTTATCATTTTCAATACGCTCGAGTCTACGGATAATATTTCGTTGATCCTCTAATACTCTTTTCAACGGACCTTGACGCATACCTGCTTCTTTATCTTCAGCGTTTACAATAGCCGCAATCATTAACAAGTTTTTCAACGCTCGTTGTACGGCAGGATTATCTGAACTGATAGCAGTATCAAATAAATCTACAAATGTTTCCAAGTCAAAGTCTGCTTGATCTTTTTCTCTCGCGGCACTCATTCTACTTTACCCCATTTAATTTTTAACCAGATTCTTTCATGAATATAGTAATCTACACTTAGCAAAATATGCAATACTGTAGCAAATCCTGTAGCACTTCCTAAGTCGCCTGTGAATAGGTAAGTCCATAAGATGGTGAATACCCATGCCGTCAAGCGATAGGTAATCATTCTTACAACGGTTCTTTTATGTGTTTCCATTATTTTATCCAATGTTGTGCTAGTACCATTAAGCTCAACCAAGCCCACATGGTGTTAAATCCAACTAGTGTAGGCAATGCCTTCTTACGGCTGGCCCAAATAAGGGTTACACTGGTTAATAGGGTCAAATAATATAGTTCCCAAATTTGAATACCAAAAATTAATCCAGGAATAATAATAATTGCCTTAGCTAACCAGCTGACAAACTCAACTGTATTATAAGCAGTCCAGTATTCTTTTGTAAACCACATGCCATAACATTCACGCATGTTTGCCCAACCGCTATGTGTATAGCAGATAACCATTAGTACTAACCATACGCCTACTGCTAATAAAATTTGTTCAAATGTCATCGTTTTTTAACCTCGCTAGAAAGTGTATTCAAACTATTCTTAGTACGAATACGTTCGCGGTCAAGATAATCAACTCGACCAGCAAGTTGTCTAACCATATCCTCTAATCTAAGGATACGGTTTTCTAACTCTGTAATTTTCTTTAATTCTTCGGCTGTCATTTAGCTTGTGCTGGCAAAATGTAATTGTATTCAGCAAGTCCGCTATCTACAGTAATTTGTAGTGCGCCCTGATCACTAATACGCATAGTCAAATCGCCTGTCAAATTCAAAATGCTGATAAGCTGTTGTACTGGCCACGCCCAAGGTTGTTTTAGTTTTCCAGTAATACCGCTTTGGAATACAAAGTTACCTGCGTGTGTACTTGCATCACCAAAGCTAAAAATTAAATCATTATTTTCTGTAACTACAGTAAAGTTAGATTCTTCAGTGTGTGCGGCCGCTTGGAACTTAAAACGTTGTAGACTAGCTACTGTAGGTTCAAACTCAATGTTCCAAGTTGCACCTTTAAATTTAACAGTCTTCATTTGTTCAGTAATGATTGACTCGTTCATAAAACGATAATCATTTTTGAAGTCGCCTGCTTTATTTTCAAAATGTAAGCCTGTTGGAATATCCGCACCATTACGTTGTTGTGTAACAACTTCAATAGTTGCATTTTCTTTGTATTCTGGACACTTAAGATGCAAGTCTAATTTGTTTAAATTAGGCATACCAAAAGTACCTTCAAATTCTGGAACTGGTGCTTTTGTTTTAGCTTGTAAAATAACCGAACGGTCTTCAGCCATTGATTCGATTACTGTTTCGTTTTTATCACTGCTGATTTTAACTAGCGGTAAAAAGCCTAGGCTATGTGTATGTGCCACTAAGTCTTGTAAAATATCTTTCATATGAATCTCCTTATGTGTATTATATTTAGGTTTTTGTTTAAAGTCAACGACGAATCTTGTCATTATATTTGATCGCCGAACTAATAATAGTTTGTGGAACTCCGGCTCGTCTAGCAAAATTTGTAAACGCCCACGTGTCTTTTGGAAAACATGCTCCACCGAAACCTAGTTTTCCATCCGGTCCTGGAACCATTGTATGGCTTGCTCCAATTCTCGGATCATGTGCCACTAGTCTACGAACAGATTCAAAATCTATATTACTAGTTTCACACAATTCATTTATTTCATTAAAGAACGCAACTTTAAGTGCCAGGAAAGAATTTACTGTATATTTGGCTAGACTTGCTTCAACAGGTGTACAGTAAAAATATAATTTACATTCTTTCAGTACGCTTTGAAATAGTTCCTGCCAAAAGTTTTCAGGATCTTCACCGCCTAAAATCATATACTTTTGATTTAAGAAATCGTTATCGGCATTAGCCGCAGTTAAGAATTCTGGATTATAGCAAATGCTATGATCTGGATAACGTCCATATATATAATCGATAATATCCGGAGTAACTGTACTCTTAATTAGTACAGGCATGTAGACTGGTATTTGATCCAGCACATCCATTAATTGTGTTCCATCGCTATCTCCTAACATTGTACTAGGAGTGCCAACACAGATAATAATGCCATCGGCATCTGTATGGTCGGCAATCTTGTATTCATTATACTTTGGATCGATTGCAATTACTTGATGGTTTCCTTTTAAGGCATTGCCAACAGCTTTGCCTACAAAGCCAAATCCTGCGATTAGTATTTTCATATTAAAACTCGAATAGGTTGTTAAATGTGTTTTTTTCTTCAGTACTACGAACGTCCCAGCTTAGTACACCAATTAAGTTTTCTAACTTATTATCGATAATAGTCTGCTCCATTTCAGCATGGTCAAAAGGTAAATCTTTAAACCATTGTGGCAAACGTAATTCGTCAACTGGATATGCAACGCTGGTATATCCTAACGGATTTTGTTTAAGTTTGCAAACAATAACCTTAGCACCGTCAGTAATGTTCATCGAATATTTGTCGTTATACATTCTTTTGAGTGTATTCCAGTTAATACTTGCACGAACATGACCAGGCATATTAGCCTTGCCAGCTTTCTTTTCTTTGGCTTCGTACTCTGTAATTTTGTTTGCACGTTTAGGCGAACCTTTTTCCCAACCTGGGCGTGTTTTAAATCTTAGTCTAAATTCACTAATATGATCTAGTACTTCTTGTTCGCTAGCACCAGTCAATACTTTTTCTAAAACTTCGCTTAAAAAGTCTTGAATAAATTCTGGAGTATCACTACGCTTGAGATCCAAACCCATGGCCTTGATCTTGCCGGGTTTACCATCTACGTCTGTACGTTTGCCTTCCTTATCATAATATAGAACAGCATAACGTTTCTTAGTAATAAACAAACTTTTACTACCAACAATTTCACGTCCAGCTTTAATAACTTCTCCACGTGTCTTAGGAACATGAAATGTATCTAGCATGAACTGTGGGAAAGTTTTATTGACTTCTTCCCCAATATTGTCATATAACGCAATGACATTTTCTTTAGTCCAGTCGATGTTACCGTTTTCAATATCTTTCTGTAGTGTCTTGTAAGCACTAAAATAACAGGAGTCAGTATCACCGTAGATAACAGCCTTGCCTCTGTAATCATATTCTCCGGCAACAATTTCATTGACCTTACCAGCCATATGTTTAACAATTTGACGACCTGTTAGTGTAGTTGATTGTCCAATACGCTTATCAAAGAAGCGACAGCCACTGTTAAGAATAGCACCATACAAACTGTTTAGGTTAATTTTCTTAACTAATTGTCGTTTATCCCAGTATTCTTCTTCGACTTTATTTCCTGTCTTAATACATTCCTTTAGTTTGGCCTGCATTTCTTTACGTTCAGCATACCAACGTTTTAGTAGTCCAGGAATAATACCTTCTTTTTCATAAGTAAAAATTGTACCATTAGCACTCAACACCCAGGGTTGATGACTGTCAAAAATTAATTTATATACTTCAGCGGCACTGAGTACATCGCTATCTCCATTTTCCCAGTCGATAGTAATTTCTGTGCCAATCTCTTGATTCATTACTGCTGTATATTCTAACGATCCAAATATACCTTCCCAAGCGGCCGCAAAGCTAGAACCTTTAGCCATTTTATTTTCGATATATTCGTCAGTCATTGTTTGACGCAGTTGGCCAATAATAGTTTCTGGACCCATGTTAAGAGCACGAATGGCACTAGGGTACAGACTGTTAATGTCCAATGACCCGACCCAGTCATGAATGCCTTCTTTAGGATAAGCAACATACGCACCGGCAGCCGCAGTATTATCTTCACGTTCGCTCATCTTAGGACGATTCGGTACTTGGAATCCTCTGCGATGGGCTTCGTTAATAATAGCCTGCTCAGTTACAGCCACAGCACCCATTGTAGTTTGTAACAATACTGTGTTTTCATGCGCTAGTGTATTGGCAAGATCCAGAAATTTTAATTTTTTATCTAGATCATCAAGCAGTTTACAGTCATTAATGTTATATTCAACAAATGTTTTAAAATCATTATTGTATAATTGATCCAGTGTGCCTTCGTATTGTGTTTTACGCTTGCCTAGTTCATATTCTGCAATAGCGTCCAATCGATAGCTATGACGTTCTTCATAAGTGTACTTACGATACAGTTCTAGATAGTCTAAGTGTACCCGACCGATGTAATCGTATGTAGTAGCAACGCGACCAAATTTTTCATACTCACGGCGTTTAGGCAACTGGTCAAATAAACAAAAACGTCTAGTATCTTCTTTACTTAATACTTTAATAACACGATTGGTCGTGTAGGGTACGTCAAAGCCTTCGCTGTTCCAGCCACTGATAACATCTGCATCTTTGATCAAATCTAAAAACATGTCTAACAAATCTGCTTCTTTTTCAAACAAGTATGTGTTAGGAAACTCTTTGACCATTTCTTTAGCATCTTCCATCTTAATACCCTTGGGCGGAATAGCTAGGCATACCATAGTCTCTAACCATTGTAGGTAGACAGCAATCGCAGTGATTGGCATGAACGCATCGTCGGGAGATGCATAGCCACGTTCTGGATCAAAGTCTACCTCAATATCGAAAAATGCTGTGTTTAATTTCGGAGCATCTGCGTTTAAGTAATTTTCACTTAGACAAGCAAAGATTGGATTAATGTCAGATTCAAATAGTTTCTGACTACTGTGTATTGCTTGTTCTTTGCGTAGCTCTTTAGTACTCTTGACTACAATCTTGCCAAGAGGATCTCCGTATATTGATTGGTACTTACCACGGGGATCTGAATAGTAAAATGTATGGCGTACAGGAATGTCTCTAAATTCCCTTTCACCTTTTTTGTTGCGTTCGACCACTTTGATAATATCATTCTCGCGGTCAAACCATGCGTCAACATAGCTCATTATTTCTCCTTATGCAATTTATGGCTTGCAAATACCTAGTGTGCGGTTTATGGCCCGCCGACCTTTCTTTATATACTTATTTAGATTCGTTTTGTGATATCTAAAATTGCTTCAATTTCTGCAACATCTTCGTTATATTCAGTCCAATTGCCTTTGTGTGCAATTTTAACTGCACGGCTAATAACGCTTGGTTTGATATTAAGTTCTTCTGCTACTGCCTTAATTGTTTCTTTCAAGCCTACATTTAAATCTTCAATTTCACGAAGTACTGTAGAGCCTTCGCTGATTAATCTTTCTAATTTGGCCTTTTCTTCTGCCCCGTAGCTACGTCCTGTCATAAAATATCTCCTTGTTTGCCTATTATATACTACTTATACAGCTAAATCAACCTTTATTTTATTTTTGAGGTGAAAATGGCAGAAATAAATCTGCCAATTTTATTACTTACCTGCTGGTCTATTGTATGTTGCTAGGCCTTTGACATCGCCAACATTGGTATCTATATCACCGTTTTTAACACCCTGTACAAGTTTTGTTGCATCGTTTTGTCTACGTACTTGTCCTGCTGGTGCGGCTGCTGGATTAGATTCTTGATTTTCTTCTCCTGCTCCTGCTCTATCCCCTGCTTCATCAGAGGGCTTGTCACCGGTTCCTTCTTTATCATCCGTAGGATCTCCAGCAACAATATTACCATCATCATTAAACATATAATGGAAAGCGGCTAGTCCAACAGCAAATGTTAATAATTTATTATTCTTTAAGAATTTGCCAATTCTGCTATTGCCGATTCGTTTAATTAAACTGGCTTTTCCAGGATTCGTTTTTAATGCCGCTTGTTCTTCTGCATCTAATACTTTAGTAGCCGCGGCTTCTTCTTCTGCGGCTTTAGAAGCAGTATTTTTTGCCCCATTTACAGCCGCTTTTTCTTCTGCTTGTTTAAGTGCGGCTTTTTCTACTTGGTCAGCGTGTGTTCCCTTTAACTTTCTCGGTGCTTTGTTTGGAATCATCTCGTACCATTCACCGTTTATTTTTCTATAGTCGTGTGTACCCGAAATAGTTCTTTCAACGTATTCAGTCGGACCCGCTGTTTGTGCGGTAGGTTTAGCTCCAGCGGTAGGTTGAACGGTAGGTTGTGCGGCGGGTTGAGCACCAGCTTTAGGAGGATAAGATTGTCCCAAACGCTTGGCCTCGGCCGCTTCTTTTTCAGCAAACGTAGCTAAAGATTCTACGTCTACTGTTTTACCAGATCCGTTAGTCCAAATTTTACCTTCTTGTCCAAGTTGCGGAGTCCATTTTTCACCAGCAACTGTAATACCTTTTTCTGCTTCAGGGCCAAATATTTTAAGAATTGATTTAGCACCCCTTGCGGCAGCAGTCAGCCCGTACTTCATAACTAACTTGCTTAACAGAGTGTCACCGATAGCAGTGGCTAAATTCTCTTCGTCTAGTTGTGCTAATCTATCACGTAGTCTAGCCATACGCTCTGCTTCGGAAATCGATTCTGCCATAGTAGGTTGTTTACTTGGTTCCACAGACATTGTGGTATTTAATAATTTTTTAATATTGCCAGCATCTGTTCCGCCAAACTTTTTAGTATAGGCTTGTAAAGCTCCAATAGTATCTGGCCCAAAGCGTCCATCGTCTTTGTGTATACCAACACTAAATCCAGCGGCTACTAGACGTTGCTGTAATATTTTAACTTGTGGGTCAGGAGCTCCAACCATTCCTGCACCTGAAGTAGGTAAACTTGAATTTGCTGGTTTATTGCCAGTGCCCGATTTCTCTTTTTCGTCTGGTTTTTTATTTTCTTTTTCTTTGGCTAATTCTGCTTCTCTATCTGCTAGTGTTTTTGAATTATGTGGATCGCGAATAAATTTATCAGACGCATATTGAGCTCCTAGTGCGGCTGCGCCACCCCAGAAACCTAATGGAGCAGTCACTGCGGCCGCACCTATAACGTTACCAGCCATGTAAAGCATCGGACTGCGTTTTTTAATAGCGTCTGTTTTTTGTAATTCTGTTTTTAATTCATCTGCGTAGCGTGTACCTTTGTACATACTCATAATGCCGGCTTTGATATTATCAGCATAACCAAAAGTCATTCCAGCCGCAACACCTGCTCCAGTGTCGCTAACATCGTTTCTAAGATCATTCCAAGAATATTCTTGTAATAATCCTGTGTTATTATAATATAATTTAAGTTCTAGTGGATCGTGTCCGCCTTCCCAGAACAGATAGGTCATTTCAGTTAAATGGTCAGTGTTGCCTGTAGATTCTTTTACTACAGGAGCCGCAGGCTTATAACCAAATGATTCAGATAGTGATTGTGCTATTGAACCTGTACGTACTTGTTTAGTTGTGATACCACTGATATCTATATAGTTACCAAAAATATCTACAAATCCTTGAGCGATAGGATCGAATGCACCTGCATAACCGTGTTCTTTAGCTAGATTAGCTAGTCCTAGTTTGCGTTCTTGTTCAGATAAAGGCTGTTGTCCTTTTCCTAAACTGTCTATTTGTGCTAATAGTTCTTTAAAATCCATACGTCTCTCTTAATCGTCGACGTCTTGGTGGCCATATTTTACAAAATCACTTACTGTCTGAATATAATCACTAGCAATAGTAATTTTGCTTTGTACCCAAGCATCTAATTGTTGATCAGGTTTCATTTCATGTGCTAGTGCTAGAGCATGATGAGCCATACTGATTAGTTGTTCACGTGCCATTCCGCCTTCAGCATCTAAATTTTCTTTTAATTTAGATTTTCCATATTCGGGATCTGATAATTTAGACAATGCACGGTCTAACCCTTTTTCACGAACTTTATCTTTATGAGTTTCGTCGGCAGTGTTGTATTTGTCGCCTTTTGCACCAGATTTAAAACTGTCACTGCTTGCACGTTGAACTGTATCTTCTTTGTTGGCCTTAACATAACTTTTTAAAGTATCTTTGCTAAGTTCATCTAGTTGTTCTGATTCAAAGTATTTGTAAATGGCACCTTTATAGGCATTTTCTTTTACTTCTTTAACAGTTTGTTCGGGGGCAGTTTCTACTTCAGAATAATGTTGCATGGCCATTTGTACTGGCAATGCAACTTTGTGTGGTGTGGCGCCTTCAGTAACTGCTTGAAGAAATTTCTTCATGTCATTGGCACCTGCTACAGGCTTAGTAGCAACGCCATCCATCGCCTGTAGTATGCGCTTCATGTCCATAATATTAACCGTTAAGTTGTTTTGTTAAAAACTTTAAGCGATCTAATTCAGTAGATTCCTTAACAATGCCTACTTTCTTTTCTTCAGCTTTGCTAACTTTCTTGCCTTGTTTTTCTTCAGCTTCTACTTCAGCTTTTTCTAACCATGCTGGCTTTTTACCAGATGCTTTTTTCTTGCCTTCTTCTAGAATGGCTTGAGCACGAGCAATAGCTTCTTGAACTTTTTTCTTAGCACGTAGTTTAGCAAAATCATCACCGTCTAATTTGCCGTTGTGATTCATATCTAATTTCTTTTGGCCGCCTTTCAATTCTTTAGCTTCGTCATACTTGTCATACTTGGCGCGAACTTTATCAAGATCTTTGCCTTCTTTACCAGCTTTGGCTAGAGCTTTCATTCCGTCCTTACCGTACTTCATAACACCTTTAGCGGCACGACTCATAGTACGCTCTTGCGCTTCGTCCATCTTACCGTGTACTGGGCATTTCGCTTTGCCTTTTTCTTCACAGCAACATTTAGCTTTAGCTTCTGAAACTTTACGGTTGTCAAACTTTTGACCGCCTTCCATTCCCCAAGTACCAGTCTTAGACTTTTTCTGTGCTGGAGCTTCTGCTTTCTTTTCGCTAGCTGATTTAGCTTTAGCGTGGCTAGCAACTTCACCATGTGGCTCATCGCTATACTTACGCTCGTCTTTATGTGTTACACTTTTACGTTTGCCATCATCGCCGTATTTTTCTGTAGCTGTGCCGTGCTGAGTTTTCTTAACTTCAGTACGATCTTCGTCCATCTTTTCAGATTTTTCTTTAGCGGCTTTCTTTTTCATAGCGGCTACTTTAGCTTTTGCTTCTAGTAGTTTGCCACGTAGTTCTTCGCGAGTAGCTTCGCTAATGCTGGTGTTTGCCATAATTGCACGTTCCTGTTCTTTGAAATGTTTTTCGAAATTCAAGTACTGATAAACGCTTTCGATATCAGCAGCCGCTTTGGTAATCTTTTTAGATACCCAGCTTTCTAGTTCTTGGTTTTCCTGAACTAGTTTAAATAATTTTGCACTTTGACGTGCTGTTTTGTATAGATCTTCTCTTGCCATGGGTGGACTCCGTTGTTCTAATATTTATCTTTTAATTAAAGCTACTGCCTGGTTTTCTCCCACAGCTCCAAATATGCTTACATTTGAAGTAGTAGCATTTACACTTTTAACCTTAAAAGGTTTAGGTGCTTTACCGCCTTTTCCACGCTTGTTTCCTACGGGAAATTCAACAGTACCGCCCATACCGCCAGTATTAGTAGAGCCTGCTGTAGCAAATTCGTTTAAAAATTCTTTAGCTCTCACATTAAACTCCGTATTTGTTACGTTTGGGTTTATTAATTGGGCTAGTTGTATTTGTCTCTTCTGGCTCTCGACTCTTGTTACTGCTCAGTGCTTTTAATTTAACGCCCATTTCTTTAGCACTATGGTTTAACATATCTTGTTCTTCTTCAGTGTATGTAGTAAACATCATTTCGTTACTAAATGCACCTTCGTGATCTGGAGGATTGTCAGGACTACCTGCTAAATGTACACCTAAACGATACATTTTATAATACATACCTGGCCAATCTGGAATAGTTTGCATACCTTTAATTGCGCTTGAATGGTGAGGATGTACCGATCCACGAGTGCCGGAACTGCGTTTCTTCGTATCGCCTTGCGTAGCCTGGCCACCACTAGATGAATCATCACTAGCATCGTAAGCGCCAGTAGAATCTTCATTCAGTTTAGTAAAAAATTCTCTTAATCTCATTTTATTTTCCTACAGGCTTTTCACCAGTTAAGTACGGTTTGCTAAACCATAGCTGAAACCATTCTGGAGTACCTGGCCTAATTTTATTTTCACGTTGCAATATTGCCTTTTCAGTTCCAGTAATACTTATATTACTTCCTCCGTAGGGTTGCAATCCTCCGTATTCTTTAATACCGGCTAAACGTTTTAGAGAAGCTAGATCATCCATTATTTTAAACTCGATCTTAACATCCAACTGTGCTTCTTATGTGCATCTTGTCTGTCTGCTAAAAAATTACTTAATCCATGGTCGCCGTTGGCTTCAGCCATATCAAATAATATACGAAACATTTCAGCCATCTTATCGCTATCTGCTAACAATTCTGTAAGCATACCACTCCAATTAGGTATACCGTTTTCATCTTCAACCTGTGTTAGCATACTAAATTTACTATAACTAGCAGGCGTATAAACTTGCAGTGCTCTGATTTCTTCTGCAAATTGATCTATACTTCCATAAACTTCATCATAGATACGCTCAAACAACAAGTGAAGTTGATAAAAAATAGGACCTTCACAATTCCAATGAAAATTTTGTGCCTTAAGTGCAAAGGCATATTCGCTGGCAAATGCAGTTTTAAGAGCTAGATGATATTCCATTATACACCGTATTTGTTACGTTTTACTTTGGCAATAGGACTAGTTGTATTAGTGTCTTCTAATTCCTTACTTCCTTTGCTAGTGATTGCCTTACTTCTTGATTTCATTATTTTGTCTGCACCGCGTACGATATTATCATCTGCTTCAGTATAACCAACAGTAATCATTTTTTGTCCGATAGGACCATTAGGATCAAAGTCTTGACTTGGTGCGCCAGCCATTGCAACACCATAACGGTATGCTTTGTAAGGACTGGAGTTATCTAAATCTGGGTGAACACGCATATTAGGCATGGCATGTTGAGTATCGGCACGTAACACGGCTTCTTTCAAACTAGCATGAAAACGATCTGTGAACATGCTGTCCAAAGCAGATGCTAGTGAACCTTCAAACATTGGCATAGACTTTTTATGTTTTTGTTCGCCTTGCTTCATAGCTTTTTTCTTATCTTTATGTGCGCCTGCTCCGCTGTTGATTGCATTCTTAGCAACAAAATTACGTGGCTTAGGAGCTTCTGCTTTCTTAGTCTTAGATTCAGTTATGCCTTTATCTTCTAATCCTAAATACCAAAACCAATTTTCAAAACCACCAGGATTAGTATCGTAATCCATGTGTGCGCTATTTCTAGCACCGTTACACATATGAGTAAATGCTCTTAACCCATGATGGCCGTGTTTTTTAGCAACTGCTTCTAATTCTTTATATAAATGTTCTGCACCTGCTTTGTCTTTATGTTTTTGTATGCGTGGTGCTAGTTCGTTGTACTTGTCAGATAAATCTGAATGTAACTCATCCATCGACCCTTCTGCTAGACGTTGTTTATCTACTTGTGCATAATGGCTCTTCATCTGATCCCATCTTGGATCTTTTGTCATCCAAATTCTTTTACCTGGGGATCTTTTTAAACTACGCATCCAACTGTCAGCAGATTGAACTTTATAGTGATAGCTTTTAGGTTTGCTAAGATTATAAACTTTAATGACCCAGTTACCGTTTTTAGTTTGTGTTAAACCATTGTCAATTGCTTTCTGTTCCTCGCCTGGACGTACATCGTATTTGAACATATAAAGCAATTCTGGTTTAGCATCACTGCGAGAATGATTAGAATGATGATGTCTTTGACTGTTAGGATCTCCAGCACCTATACGATCATATCTCGGATCGTATACAGTTTCACCTTCATCGTGGCCAGGACGAGCACTTATACCGCTATCGTCAAAATAGTCTCCGTATGGTCTCGCTTCTGCTAATGTTTTTGCTGGTCCTTTCTTCATAACCTTTTCCTTTGGTACTTTTGTATTTAACTGTTTTGCGGCCTCTTCCTCTACATACGGCATTAAGTAGTGTCGTACTAGGTTGAAAAATGTGTGTTTTCCAACAGGTGTATCTGCTGGAACGCCTGCCGCTTGTGCAAATGCCGCTGGATCATTACGTTCAACAGCGGCTCTTAAATCCGTAGCACTAGCTAGTCTCGGAGTAGCTTTTTGATGTATTGCGCCAAATTGATAAAACCCGTGAGCACCTTCGACACCATTATATTTTTGTAAAGCAGGCACTACCCACGCTTCATCTGTGCAACAAAATAATTCTACTTTTCCATGCTGATTAAACACGGTAGTTGCCATAGTTAGCCAACTGGTATCTGCTACAATATGTCCGCGAGCTTCAGGCATGATAGTTTCCATACACTGAACTTTAACTTTGTAGGGTAGCGGATCTTTAAGACCTGCGGTGCTTTTATTAGTACCAATATACCAGTGAGGAAACTTGCTGGCTACATGCCAAGCATTCTTGTGACCCTTGTGCGGCGGATTAAAACGCCCGAAAATAATAGCTACTTGGTTCAATCTTTCCACCCTGCATTTTGTAATTTAATATGTCCATGCTTTTTATTACCACTTGCATAGCGCACAAATCCTTCTGGGTTTGTTGCATAACATTCTAACTTGTGCATACTATTTAAGCTATCATTAATGGCGTGTCTAGCGCGACGCATGATTTTCATCAAATGAAACATAGGAGCTAGCGCATTAAATTTAGCATCTGTATTCTTAATATGTAATTGTTTGTTAACACTTACCATTGGAGGACTATCTGGATTTTTAGGATCTTTAGGACTTGCCATCCAATCGTAGAACATTTGCGGAGTGATAGTATCAAAGTCGTTCGCTGAATTGTGTATGTTCAAGAATCTATAAAAGAATGTTTGTCTATCGCCTGTCGGAATATGTGATACAAAATTTTGTATATTATTGCCATGTTGATCAATATATCCATCGACAGCTCTTACTTGATTAATTTCAGACATGTCCACTTGTGGTTTTTGATCATTATAAATTGGACTTACTACAATCAGTCCGGGAGTATTATTGAATTTACTAAAATCGTCTGCGGGAACCTGTTCATCATCTGGAGCACCAAACGATGCAAATGTTCCGTGAGCCACTATCATAGCATGTGCTCCAGCAATACGTGATGCCAATTTTAATGGACCTTGTTTTTCAACATTAGAGTCTACATGATATTCTGTCTTACTGTGCGGATTAGGACGCATAGTATAAATGCCATTTTCGTCTGGAGCTGGCTTATTGTTTGGCAAGAATAATGCGTCAGCGTATACAAAACCTACAAAGTCTTTTGGTGTAGCCGCATCGAATATGTGGTAAAGGCCGCTGAACTCGCTGGCAAATCTTTGACGCTCTGCAATATCTTCAGCAGTCTTTGGATTTCCACTTTTGTTAATGATAAAATTTTCAATAGCTTTAGGACTTGTAAAGTCATCTATAGTAGTGCCAGTGCCTCTACCGCCTTTGCTCCAGCCGTTATGTCCTGCTAGTATTAATGGGCCGTTCTTCTTTTCACGTCCCAATAAATT